TTCGCCTCGTGGTAAGCCCGGTTGTATTCGTTCACGCAAACCTTGCACCGGGGGTTGAGCCCGGACGATTGACTGCTTTGCCGATAGAACTGGCCGACAGGCTTGTTTCGATGACATTGAGTGCACTGCTTCATCTATACCAGTCTAACAGAATCCAGTTTACGACGTTCGGTGCCTCCTAAACGAACTGGATTCTTGCTGTGAATTGGATGGAATCTCCCAGGTTGAGTGCCTGAGACAGCCCGTCGAAGATGGCGTACAGCACACCACCGGCCGGCGGGCTGCCACTGCCCGCGGCATCGAAGATGCCCACGTTGGTGATGGTCTTGGCCGCGTTGGCGGTGAGCGTGCCAACCACCTGATGCGTGTCGTTCGTATTCGTGGTGGTGAACTGGGATGAAGTGCCCGAAACGCGCGCTTCGGTGGCTGGCGTGGAAAGATCTGTCGAGCTCGCCGAGCCCGCGCCGGCACCGGTGCCCCAACCCAGATAGTGCGGCTCGGCTTGCGTCGGCGTGGCGCCGAACATTCTTCCCGAAATCACCGCCTTGCCCCCGTTCGGAACGAGACTGGCCATGGGAATCAAGACCCTCCTTTGGAATGGGACGCTTGCTGCATCCAGGTGATGAATTTTTGCCGCCAGCTCCGTTCGTCTGGCCCTTCCGTTTGGGTACCGCTGAATGAGGCGATCTCGCCGAGGTCCTCGATCTGGCGCCGCGGACAGTCGAGCTTGCACTTGTTGCCATGGTCCTTGCAGGCGCGAATGATCCTGGCACTGAGACTGCCCGCCGTCGGGATGCTGGCCGCGTCATCCGTCACGGCTCGAGCCTCCGTACGCGCAGGGCAAGCAGCACACGCATGATGCTCGTCGCGCTGGCCACACTGAAGCGCAGGTAGTCCCCGCGCTCGAGGCCGGTGTCCGACCAGGTGCTCATGCTCTCGTCGGCGTAGTAGCGACCGCTGCTGATACCGGCGGGCGTGCTCGGCGACAAGAGCGTCCAGGTCGGCGTCGCGCCTCCCTGCGCTTTGTGGATGTTGAAGGTCACCGAGCCGCTCGTGCCGTCGAACTCCTGCAAAAAGTAGCCGGTGAGTCTGGCTCGGAAGTCCACGCGCAGCGCAGCCACCACTCCGGTCGTCAGCACGTTGGCCCCGTCGCCGATCAGCACGTTGATTGTGTCGACCTCGGCACCCGGTGTGTACGTGGCCAGAATGTCGCGGATCTGCTGGTCGGTGCGGCGGTAGACCGAATCGAAAACAGCTATCGCCTGTGGACTCGCCATCGGCCTACACCACCGGTGGCGGCGGATTGTCCTGGGGCAGACCGCCGCCCGTCAACTGATACGTACACTGCCAGCCGCTGTCGCCAAGCTCCCAGGAGTAGCCGGCTACCCACATGGGTTCACCGATAGCAAGCCGGTCAAGGGCGTCCACCAGGCACGTCAAACCTGGCCCGTGCAGATCATCGCGCCAACTGGGAATCTGCGCCTCGACAAACTCCTTATCAACATCCAGGATCACCGCGGCAGCGATATCGTCCGCGCGCAGGCCGCCCGCCCCGTCCCAGGTGCCATCGTCAGGGTCGACGCCGCTTTCGATCAGGTCGCTCTGGAACTGTTCCCAGCGGTCCGGCACGCCTGGGATTGGCGTGGCTGTTGCGGTTGCCGACACCGGACCGAGGCCATCACCAAAGTCATGGCCCTGGACGCGCACGTTATTGCGTGTCTGCTCGGTATTGCGCTGACCACTTGAACCGTCCAGCATGTCCGCCGGTACCAGCGTGAAATCCGTCGTTGTGTTGGGATGACCAATCATCTTCACGCGACGGATAGCGCCGAGGTGGTCCTGATAGGTGCGGTACAGGGTGGCACGGTCGATCTGCTGGATATATGTCCAGGCTGTCGTGCCGGCCTTCCAGTCGAAGGCTTCAGGCGCTTCGGTGCCGAGCACGACACCAGTACCGCCGATATCACCCGCCACATACGTAATGCCCGGCACCTGATCGAGCGCCCATTGCACGATGTCCTGATCGGTCGCCCCGGAGGGGAAGTGCTCGTCAAAATAGGTGTCGTCCTGTGGCGCCCATTCGTTCGCGTACACCAACGTGCCTGCCGCCACCATCTCGATGCTCTTGGGAAATCCCGACGGGCGAAAACGCCGCACGATGCCTTGAAACCTGGTCGTGACATTGTCGGCACCAGCAATAACCTGGATGCCATCATCCTCGTTTCCCGTGGTCGGCTTCGCCGTCACGAACACGGAGCAGGTCGGCCAGCCCGAATCGACCACGACCTGACCGCGGATGCTGAGCACGTCAGTCAACTCGGCACCTGCGAAAATCACGGTTCTCGTCAACTGGCGGACCACGACCATCAGAGCGGATCCCCCGTGACCAGGAAAGTACCCGACCCCTGACTGCGGTCGTAAGGCAGGTAGGTTGAGCGCTCGAGCGACGTGAGGATGGCCGATGTTGAACCGAGCCCGTCGATGACCAGGTCGCCGACACCAGGTCCGCGAACAATATCAACCAGCGGTTCTCCGCCAAGTGGTGAATGCACGTGATACTTCGTCGTCACCAGGCTCAACAGGGTCGCCCACTCACTTACGTCCCAGAACGTGATTGTCACTGTCAGTTGCTGCAGATCCCCTGCCTGCTGCCGTGAGCTGCGGATGACGGCGCCAAAGACCGCCACCGTCGGATCAATGGTGAAACTGGCCATCAGTTACGCCTCACGGCCGAGACCTGGATGACTGGCGGCATGACCGCCTGGCCGTTGGCCTCGATCAGTTGTTCGAACACCTGCGGCGAGCCGCCGTCGGTGCTCACCTCGATGCGCAGGTCGACCACGGTCGGAGCTGGCCCGGGGGCCGTGGTGGTTGGCGCCGCGACGGGGGGCGTGGTCGTGAGAGATGCCGGGGCTATCGCCGTCGGCGCGCCGCCCTGTTGCGCCAAGGCCAGCGTGGTCTGGCCGATCTGATTGCGCAGATTGAGCAGGTTTTCCGCGCGCTGAGCGATCGTGACGTCGTGCCCGGCCAGCAGGTTCGCCAACTCTTCGCTCGGCAGCACGTTGCGCGACAGCTCCCGAATTTCCTGGCGCGCCGCGGTGCGCACCTCAGCTGGCATGCCCCGGATCTGCAGGATCAGCTTGTCGCGTTCGATGGCGAACTGCGTGTCCTCGAGCGCCGCCTGGATGGGCGCCTGGCGCAACTGCGCGAGCATGCGCGCGAGCTCCTCGACCAGCGGTTTGGCGGCCTGCACCACCCCGGTGCCAAACGCGGTGCCGACGGCCTTGCCGGCGTCCAGACCGCCCTGGGTGAGGTCGGGCAGGCCCTTGGCCAGGATCTCCTGGATCTGGGGAATCAGGTCGGCGATCGTGCCGCCAGCGGCCTGGACCATGTCGACGGCGCGACCGATGACCGTGGGCACCACGTCATGGGTGAAGGTGCCCACCGCGCTGAAGGCATTGCCGACCGCGGTCGGGATGTTGGCGATCGCGTCGCGCACGGTCTTGCCCGCCTCCGCGACGTTCACGAACTTGCCGACGAGCGGGTCCAGCAAGGTGCCGCTGAAGACCCCCGGCAACACCTCGTTGGCTTTGGTAATGACCCCGATGAAGTCGTTCCAGCGCTCGAGCACAAACGTCAAGGCCGCACCCGCCACGTCGGCGAACTTGCTGAAGCCGTCCGTGGCCAGGTTCACCAGGGCCTGGAACGCCTGCTGACCGGTCGTGCCGAAGATGCTCCAGAACTCGTTCCATGCCTTGCCGACGGAGTTGACGGCCTCGGTGGCCAGGTTGCCGAGGTTCTGCCAGCCGGTGGTCCACTCGGTGGTCAGCGCATTGAGCGCCTGTCCGACGAAATCCACCAGGTCGCTCAGGACGCTACCGATGTTCTTGGCCAGCTCGCTCGTGGCCTGGGAGATGTCGTCCCAGTTGGCGGCGATGACCACGCCGGCCGCGGCGGCCGCCGCGGCGAGGGCGATGAGCGCGGCGTTGGCGGCCAGGAACGCGGCCACCGCGCCGCCGATGGCCACCACGAGGGCGACGCCCAGCACCGCCGCGACTCCGCCCAGCGCACCCGCCAGCGTCTTCAGGATCGGCTCGCTCTGCACGCACGTCTGCAGGAACGCCGCGACGGCGACCTGGGCGTTGGACACGTTCTGGGCGAACTGCGCCACCGGTTCGGATTTGAGGAAATCGAAGGCCTTCAGCGCGAAGTCGCGCAGGCCCTCGAACAGCGGACGGAAGGCCTGCGCCAGCAACCGCTGCGAAGCGTCCTGGATATTGCTGACCGCCGCCTGGAAGGTGTTGACGTCGAGCAAACTCGCCCAGTGCAGATCGGCGAACCGCTGGAAGGCCGAGATCATCGTATCCGCGGAGATCTGGCCCTTTTCAGCTGAGTCCTGGACCTGCGCGATCGACATGCCGGTCGCCTCGGCGAGGATGCGCCAGGCCGGCACCCCGACCTCGGTCAACTGGAGCATGTCCTGGGCGCTGACCCTGGTGCGCGTGGACATCTGACCCAGCGCCAGGCTGATGCGGTTCACGGCGTCGGAGCCGCCGCCGACGGCCTGCGCCGCTTCGGCCACACTGCGCATGATGGGGATGACCTGCTGGGCGGAAAAACCCATGGCCACGAAGCGGCGCGCCGCCTGGTCGACCTGCGGGAAGGTGAACGGCGTGGCCTGCGCGAAGTCCTGGAGCTGCTTGAGCATGGCCTCGGCCTGACCGGCGCCGCCGAGCATGGTCGCCCACGCGATGCGCGACTGCTCGAGTGACGAGTTGAAGCCGACGATGGACTCCTTCGCGACATCGAAGGCCTGACCGATGGCCTGCGCCGCCTGGTTGAACGCCGCGAAGCCGATGCCCTGGGCGGCACCCCTGGCCATATTCGAGACGAAGCTGTTCATCTCGCTGCCCAGGCTCTTCATGACCTGCGAGGCCTGGTCCTGGGCGCTGATGACGATCCTGAGTTGTTCGGTCGCCTCAGCCATCGTCGTCGTCTCCCCGCACCAGCACGTCGCCCGGCTTCAGGTCCCTGACCAGCTGGTGGGCCTCGGCTTCGACCCCCAGGATGGCGTTGTAGAACAGCGCACGGTCGGCGGGGCGGGCCTCGCACTCCTCCGGAAACTTGCCGAAGCGCTCGGCGATGAGCACGTTGGCGTACGCCCACGGCAGCGGCCGGGTCGGCTCGGGCGCCAGTTTCTGGTCGGCGATCCAGTCCACGATCTCGTTTCTCAGCCTTTTGGGACCGCCGCCGCGCTGGTGATGGTGCTCAGATAGCGACTGATGATCATGCCGAACAGGTCGATGCTGATGGCGTCCAGGTCACCGAGAGGAATCGACTTACCGTCCTCGTCGACGAAGTCCCAGTCGATGATCAACGAGCGGACCACATCGCGCAGGGTGGCGAATTCGGTATTGGTCTGCATTTCGGTGAATGTCCGCAGTGGTGGGTTGCTGCGCATTGTCAGCGAGAAGTCGGCGTAGTCCTCCTCAAGATCAACGCGCACCGTGCGCACGGGCATACGCCTGATGGGCGCGTGACCATTGCCGTTGTTGTTACGCGTGCGTGGCATCAACAGACCCCCCGTAACAGGTTTGAGATGCCGATATAGCGGAATTGTGCGACTGCGCTGGACATAGTGTGGATGCTTTGTCTTGGCTCGCAGCGTTCGCTACGGCGAACATCGTTTTTGTCTTGCTCTGGCCGCTGGTGTTGACCATCGGTATGTGGATCGTCGCAGCCCGCTGGGTCAACCATCGCCTGGGCAAGCGTTGGGCTATCGGCTTGGGACTGACCGTGATTCCAGTCGCCAGTTATGTGGTGATGTTCAACCTCACGTTTTGGGCTGGACGCGGTCTGATCTGGCTCGGGCTGGGATAACATTCGGGCGCGCAGATGCCCCCGCGCGATGGACGTCGCCGGGGGCGCGGCACCACGGGGAGTTCCGCGATGCAAGAAGAGTCTAGATTGTGCGCATGCGGGTGTGGCGAGCTGCTGCCGCTGCCGTTGGTCTACAGGCGTCGACGGCGCCTGTTCATTCGGTTCCATCACCTGCGCGTCATTCCTCCGAAGCCGGCGAAGCCCAAACCGCCCCGCAAAGTAAGACGGAACCCTACGCTCGGCGAGCGATTCTGGAAGTTTGTGCAGAGGGGTCCGGACTGCTGGATGTGGACGGGCACCACGCACAAGCGAGATGGGCGTGGGTACTTTCAGATCGATCGGCGACCCGTCATCGCCTCGCGCGTGGCGTGGGAATTGAGCTTTGGGCCGATTCCCGAAGGACTCGACGTATGCCATACGTGCGATCGGCCTGGCTGCTGCCGGCCTGAACACCTCTGGCTGGGTACAGGCGCTGAAAACCACGCCGACAAGGCTCGCAAGGGACGAGCGCCACGCGGCGAACGCGCGAACGCAGCAAAACTCAACACGGCAGCCGTGTTGAAGATTCGCGAGCTCTATTCCGCTGGTGGAGTAAGCCAGCAAGCGATCGCAGATACGTGCGGCGTCAGTCAGGCAGTGATCAGCGCCATCGTGAGGCGTAAGACATGGCGACATATCTAGATTTCTTGTGATCGATCACAAGAAATTTTGCATGTTGCCGCGGGAGCGCCAGTTGCCGGTGATGGTCACCGCGGCGTCGACCGCCGTGCGCAGGCTGTAGTCGACCCAAGCCGGACCACCGAAGTAGCGGGACATGGCGTTGCGCGATGGGTAGACCGCGATGTTGGTGCCGTCCGGACTGTTGGCCGCATCGCGCAGGGTGGTGTCGTCGGTCGCCCAGAACCCCTCAAAGGTGCCACGCGAGCTGGGGAAGCCGAGCACCGAGGTCTTATTACTGGCCCCGAATTCTGTGGTGTCGATGTCGTCGCGCGAGTTATCCAGCGTGAACGCGCGAAACCCACCTGCCAACACGGGGCTGCCAGTACCGCTGGACGACAGGTATATGAGACCGTTGGCACCCGAATATTTCACCGCGCACATATCGATTTACGCTCCTTTCAGGCCCGCCAGTGCGGGCGTTTCTGAAGGTTCACTCCAGAAATAGGGCCGCTCGTTTGAAACATCGTCGAGGTCGGCCAGGACTTGCGCCGCGCGCGCGGCGAAGGTGTGAGGCAGGACCAGCTGCCGCGCACGGCGTGCCGCGTAATGGCGCGCCGGCGAATCCAGCAAATAGGCGCGGATGACGTCCTCGAGCTGGCCAGGTGCGAACGTCGGCACCGCGTCACCGAAGGTCTCGGCGAGCTCGGCACGATAGTCGGCGATCTGAAAACAGCCGCAGGCCGCCAGCTCGTAGGCGCGTGGATTCAGGCTCTCTGCGCGCGCCACACGCGCGGCTGTACGTCCGTAGGACTCAGAGGACCTGTGCAGGTTGAGACCGATTCTGGCGCGTCTGTAGAGCGCTACAGCGGCCTCGTTGTTGACGGTGCCGCCCTTGACATACTGCCGCAGTTTTGAGCGCGACCCGAGCAGGCTCCACTCGCCGTACAGCCCCAGGTCGATATTTGATCCAGCCCAGTCGACGCTCCTGAGCGTCTCGATTCTCTCGGGAAAACCCGAGCCGACGAAGACCACGTCGTGCGCGGGCGTGCCTACGTCCGGCGGAGTGAGGTGGTGCTTCGCCGGATCGTAGGCGTGGCGGATGTAGCGCACGTTCGGGTTAGCCTGAGCGAGACGATCGACCGACGTGCGCTCGGTCGTCCAGCACATGTCGACCAGGGGTGCCATACGGGCCTGCTGCTGGTCCTCGTACGGACTTTCGGTGAACAGCACCGCGGTGCGTTTGCCAGCATCGCGCAGCATGATCAGCACGTCGGGATGGAAGAACATCCCGGAGATCGCCAGCACCCAGTCGACGCGGAAGCGCAGCGCCATCTCGAGCGCCTCGATGCCGCCGCGGTAGATCGCAT